TAAAACTATTTTACAAATATGTTCTAGCCTTTCTATGTGCTCAAATGCACGCCATGGGCTAGTGTCAACTGCTACTACACCGTGCCTATCAATACCCACAATGTGATTTTCTATCTTACCATCTTTAGTTAAACCTAATGCAGGAATTGTTGCATCAGCTAATGCTTGGCTGATAGGAGGAACATCAGGAACATTACAACCTACTTTTGTATACCTACCAAGTTCAGGAAATTCTTTAACTAATTCACTGAGTTCAATGCCAGCATACATAGCAGCTACTGTATATGTAGGATGAAAATGTAAGACCACTCTGACTTCGGTGTCAATATTTTTTTGAAGCCCATAGTGTAATGGTATTTCACCACTGGGCTTTAAGCTTTTACTAATGTCAGTGTATTCTACTTCTTCCCAAATATCCGTTAAGAATGGAGGTACTGCATCCATTACTGTTGAAAACTTAATCTTCTTAAACATTTCTGGTTGAAGATACTGCTTTCTAATACCACTAGGTGTGATGTACATGTGAGTTCTATCATGCCAACGGATGCTGGCGTTACCATCACGGGCAGTAATCCAGTTTCTTCTGTATGCCTCTTGAAATAAGTCACTAACTGTTTCAAGCATGATTTACCTCTCTAGTTTTAAATAAGCTGTAACCAATACCACCAGCCAATAATCCAAATGTCATAACTAGTGCTATAACAGCAGGAATCTTAATACCCATCATCATTAAGACAATCTTAACACCAATCAATACTAGTATTAGAGCCAATGCATACTTGAGATAATGGAATCTGTGTATCATTGCTGCCAAAGCAAAATACAAGGCTCTTAGACCTAATATAGCAAAGATGTTACTAGTATAAACAATAAAGGGGTCTTGTGTAATTGCTAGAATAGCAGGCACTGAATCTACAGCAAAAATGATATCAGCAAAGTTAACCAAAACTAATGCTACAAATAATGGCGTGAACCATCGTTGACCATTCTCAACAAACCAAAACTTATTACCATGATAGTTTGATGTTAAGTTCATATGCTTTTGCATCCAAACTAGTGCAGGATTTTTATCAAATCCAGAATGGTCATCTTCTTTAGCAAATAGCATTTTAACACCAGTAATGATTAAAAATGCCCCAAAGAACCAAAGTATCCACTGCCACTCACTTACGGCTGCAGCACCAAAACCAATAAACACCGCACGAAGCACTAAAGCGATAATAATGCCCCAAACTAATACACGATATTGATAAAGTCTAGGTATGCCTAAAAATCCAAAGATTAAGGCAAACACAAACACATTATCCATACTTAATGATTTTTCAACCAAGAAGCCTGTGTAGTATTCTATTGCTTTGTCTTGACCAAAGTACCACCAAACACCAGCACCAAATAATAGTGCTATGCCAATATAAAATGCGCTTAACCAAAGACTTTCTTTGATAGAAATCTCATGATCATGCTTGTTTAATACACCCAAATCAAATACAGTAAGGGCAATGACTACTACTAAAAATAGTAGCCATGCCCAAACGGGCGCACCTAAAAACAGTGCTTCAAGCATTATAGTGTCTCACCACCGATTGGACGACTGCATGGGCATAGTTCGCCAGTTTGCAATGCGTCAAGAATACGCAATGTTTCATCTGGGTTACGACCAACATCTAAATTGTTGACTGTAATGTGTTGAATAACATTTTGTGGGTCAACAATAAATGTAGCACGTAATGCCGCTCCGGCAGGTGCGTAGAATACACCCAGTTGTTCAATCAAGCTAACACTTCCGCGCTCTTCACCAGGTTGATGACGGGCTGTATCTGCAAATTGAATATGCGTAATCTTTTGTAGGTCAGCGTGGGCTTTCTGCCATGCTACTTTGCAAAACTCATTATCTGTTGAACCAGTTAACAGAACTGCGTCACGGTCTTCAAAATCCTTTGCTAACTTGTCGTATGCTACAATTTCTGTAGGGCATACGAAAGTGAAGTCTTTTGGATAGTAAACGATTACTTTCCATTTGCCTTCAAAAGATTTTTCTGTGATTGGGAAGAATGCATCTTCGGGTTGACCAGGCTTAACGCCAGTAATTGTAAAGGGTGTAAGTTTATCGCCGACTGTTTTCATTGTGTTTCTCCTGTGTGTTAATGAAAGAAATATTTATTTAATATAAACTTTTATATCAATATTTATATTTTAAGTGTTAAATTGACCATGCAATATGCGTTTTCATCGGATGTTTCAGTTTTAAACCAATCACTGGTTTGAGTAAAGCCGGCGCGCCTATAGGTGTTCCAACTAGTTCGTCTAGGCAAGCTCCACACTAATGTTGCTTCTTCTGTTTCAGCTTGTTGTATAGTAGCAGTTAATAACTTACTGCCAATGCCCATACCACGATATTCGGGAAACACATATAGTCCCCGTGATCTGTATGAATTGTCTGCACATAAATGCCCGCTATTCACTCCTGCTAAATCATTTTCATGAAAGTAACCAAAGAAGGTAGGAGTTGTTAACATGTTTTTACCTTCTATACCACCTAAATAAATCATGGCACTATTAGATTCAATAGCTGATACACGATTGGGCCAAAGGTTTTTTTGCCATACTTGAAGTATGGTTGCGAAATCAATTAATTTAATCATCAACTGGAGGGGATCCGTTACTATGTTTATCTCTAACAGAATCTAAATCTTGATAAAAACTCTGCTCTTGTTTAGTTAATTTATCTTTATGCGTTTTTCTAGGATTTCCGCATAAGTAGCAATCTGGATTTCCACAATCCATTGCATGATGTTTAGCTAATCTATGTGGTTCTTTTACAACTTTATCTTTGCTATTAAATCCATGCGATTTAGCAATCTTTACTTGTCTGTTTATCGCTGTTTCATCTTTGTGCCGACGTTTAGAATTTTTGATTTTTTCATTTGGATTACTCATAAACGCCTCACTTATTAATTATTTTTGAAAGTTCTTCGGGGGCAAAGAATTTTTCGGTAATTGAGTTGAGCCTAATATTCCCTGCTTAGGCAATGTGTTTGATGGTTGTTTTCCTTGCGCCCAGATTTGCTGAAGTAATTGTTTTCCAGCATGTAGACGGTTTAAACTTAGCATAATATTTCCTTGAGTCAAAGATATTTATCATTCTATATTTGCATCATCTACAACTACCCAACCTACTTTAAGTAGGTCATCGCGGATTTCATCCGTCACAAAACCTTCACCAACATACCCACGGTTATCTTCTTCGGGGCCGCCGCCCATGTCATATCCTCCACGGATACCTGAACAATACCAATCAATATAATCACCTTCTTCTCTAATGTTGGCAATAATTCCGCCAGCATAACGCCAACTGCAACTCCATGTTTCACCTTTTAAAAGAGGCCAAACATCATTTTTTACAAAGTCGTTATTACACATTGCGGCATATAAATTTTGTGCGTAACTATCTTTCTTGCATTTCTCAGCAATATATTCACTAATGCGCAAATCATATTCCATATTATTAATACGCCATTCTTCAGACTGTTCTTTTTCTAGTGTTTGTTGATCCCAAGACTGATAAAGTTCTTTCAGTTCATCAGCCTGGTCTACAGAGGTATCTCCACTTTCAACACGCTTTAATAAATTTTCAAGTTGGAAGCTGCCCCGCTGTGGGCTTTTACGCAAATTACTCATCATTGACCTCTAACCAAGTATAGTCACCCATCCACTTAACTTTACAAATATACTCGTATGATACAGGCTTACCAGTAAACCAATCATTCGGTCCTGTTATTGACAATCTCGTGCAATTTTTATTGTTGTCATATACTAACCAATATATATTTCCATGTGCTATTTGAAAATCATATTTGGCTTGATGAACCATATCAGTAATTTCTAATCTTCTTTTTATTTGTTCAGCTTGCTTTTGTAAGACACTTACAAGTTCCATGATTCTATCATATTCTTGTTGGGCATGTAGTCTGGCTACATTTACCATTATGTCTTTTTGTTTCTCTACCGGAATCAAATCAAATTTAGGACCCGAACTTTCCGTAGGATAGGGGGTTACATTGCGATTGAAAAAGTGGATTAGAGAGTCACTAGCCGTACTGTCATAACTCTCTCTTCCCTTTGCTGAATTAGATTTAGTCACTTAAAGAAAATTAAAACAAGCAACATAGCCTGAATCATAAAGCCAACACCAATTGTAATGATGTTCAGTAAGTCTCGCATCAATACACTACGGAAAAACAACAATGCTAGTGCCGCCCACAACATCAACACTACATCAACTGAAGGTGGTTTATCAGTTACACCAGTCATCATTGCCAACAATGAAGGGATTGTTGCGGCATGTAGTGTAATATTTCCCAACCATCCGAGGGTATCAGCACTGACTTTACTCAACTTATTGGTTAAGAAATCATGGATACTGTTGTAAACATACTGATAAATTAAAATAATTTTATTCATAATTAACGACCTTTATAAAATACATGGTTACCGATTCTGCCAATTTTTTCATGGGGCCAGGCAGGATTAACATATACCGCATGAAAGTACAACGCATCTGATAGACTGTCCAATCTAAAACCTTCAAGTAAAACTTTCTTTGCTACAGCATAGCTTTCTTGATAAGCTTTATCTTTTGGCTTTTTAGTTGCCGAGCCTTCACAATGCCAACTAAACTGACAAACTACTTTTTCCATTACTACATTTTTCTGATAGACAACAGCACAAATATCCTTAGGAAATTTAGGATTGTCTACACGGTTTAGTGTAACTTGTGCTACAGCCACTTTACCTTCAAATGGTTCATGACCTGCTTCTTTGTAGATATTCATTGCCAAACAATCAAGTTGGCGGTCTACATTCTCAACCGAAACATATGACTTTGGTTTTGTTATAATAACTTCTTTGGGATCACCGAACTTAAAAGACATTACCGCATTGATTAGAAATGCAACCAACACCAGTCCAATAAGGCTATTGATAGTCTTAAATGAAAACTCCATTTAACTTTTCCTTTCTCTTAATTTGCTGGTAATTCTGTACTATAACAGAATTTATATTTTAAAGCAAAAATTTTGGGTATTAATCTACCCAGCAATCACAGTTACATGCAATAACTTGATCAATTGCTTCTTGTACAGAATATGAACCGGGAAGCATATTTCCTCCCGAATATGTAGTATTTAATGTATTAGGCAATAGATTTGAAAACCTAGAGCCTGCAAAACTGCCGGGAGCTATAGCTTGCCCAGTATCTAATACACTGTTTGTTCCTGGAAGTCCAGTACCATTACCACCTAGACCACTCGGGGAAGTGGTGCCCGCAGTAACTATTGCTATCGGTGTAGATGATGCTGTAGGTAATGAAGGATAAGATGTAGGAGGTAAAATTGGTCCTGTACCATCTCCATACGGTCCTAAAACGCTTTCACCGTTCGGAGCTAAGTTAGTTGTATTTAAAATATTTTCTATAGGATTGTTATTATTGTAATCTATAATGTTAGGTGTTACAACAAATTTATTAATATTAGGATCTAAGTAACCCAATGTTTGTGGAGTTATTAAATTACCGTCATTGTCAGTTTGTACCAGTGTACTGGGCAAGGTATACGAAACAACAGGATCTGTTGGGTTGCCGTTAATACCAATAACGGGTATACCTTCAAGGGCTACAGGCACAGTACCATTTATAAGTAATAGATTTCCGATATCAGGATCAAAGTCACCCGGGATCTGATTATCTAATTCAACACCTATTTCTACTAATCTATTTTCATTTCTGCTTTCACGCATCATTCCAATAACACTTTGTCCACCAACCGTACTTAAATTACTAATGGCTTCTAAAGTTTGAGCACTCATGTGAGGATTTGTATTCAAACCTAATGTAGGTACTGAGTCTGTGAAAACATACAAAGCAGTAGGGAATAAGTTTAACCATGTATCTCTTGGAATAGGTACAGGAGGCAAACCAGTATATCTAGCTCTTTGTTCTCTAGTAAGTTGCAATCCACATGCATCATAAAGTACATTATTATTTTTCGCTCTTAATGGGGAGCGAGTTTTAATAAATGCAATTTCTTGATTTGCTTGATCAATATATCCTTGAACAACACCATTCATTGGTGATGCCCATCCGGCTTCTAAAATAGTTGTGCTGCCATCTGAACCTTTTCTTGTGCCGGCACTGTTTGTGCCTCCGGTGGCTCGTTGACCATCGGATTGAACCGGTAATGCTGCAATAGGTGCTGATTGAATGGTAACATATTCTACTGGTGCAGCCGGGGTAGCAGGTGGTCCGGGTTGATTGACAGAAGTTGTTGTATATTTAAATGCAGTGCCGGCATTAAAACTATATGAAGTTACTCTACCAAATGTTCCTCCGCCCAATGAAGCGGCACTTTGATTATTAGTACCAATTGTACATGTTGCAGACGCACCACAGTTGTTAGGAGAAAAACTTATTAAAGGTGCAGGAGCATTTCCGCGACCATATCCACCACCGTCTTGTGTGAGTGAAGATGATACAGTATAATACCAATCGTCAATTCGTGGCTGTCCTGCAACTGGAGGGATTGCTGATGGGTCAGGTGGAATATAAGGTTGTATTTCTACATTATATATTGTTTGTGTAATAGAAACTTCTGCTCTTTCCCATGTTACTGCTAAAAACAATTCGTGGTAAATATTTGATAATTTTGTAGTAGTTAATTCATTGATACTATTTTGCAAATCTTTCCAAGGATAAGGAAGTCCTGACATACATCCAAAGAAATCACTCATAGTGAATGTGCCGTATGGTCCAGACCCTAAGGCTGTTAATGTTTGCCCTTGATTAGCCAATGGTAAGTTAACTGGAACATCTGTGCCGCCTATTAAATCTAAACCCTTAGCAGTTTCAATATTAGTAACGATCTGTGCAAACTTTTCAAACTCTGCATTTTCAATATTTTTAACTTGCTGCATGGTTGCAGCAAAGGCGCCGGCGGCAATAGCTACATCTTTTGGTACGATGCCATCTAAATATGAACCGAATCCTACGGCTGCTACTTGATAATTAAATTCATCTGCCATTATTTTTGCACCAGTTGATCATTTCTTTCTAATATATTTGCACTACCACCACTCCTGCCAGGTACATCTTGAGGTGCAATGTCAGTAACGGGTATAATCGGAGCAATTGCTTCAATTATTTGTCGCACTTCTTCTGTTGATACGCTTGCTATAACTTGCGCAGTAGTAACTTCTATAGGTTTATTTTCTATAACAGTTGTCACAGATAATGCCGGTGTAGCAGGTTCAACAATCGGCGGATCAATTGGGGGAACTACCGTGCCTATTTGTTCAGCAATAACAGGGCTTTCAAGTCTTACATTAGTATTATTACCTTCGTATATTGGGTAATATGTTTTACTATTAGTAGGTCCTGGATTAGTGTTGTAAACAGGTACAGTTAAAGATTTATAACTATTAGGAAATAATTTTTTAATATTTAATAAATCAGCTAATGTTTCTAAATTCTGTGTTTTGCAATTTAATACAACCAATATATCTTGCAAGTCTTGGCCCATAATTATTAAAAACGCGCCATATATTTGTTGTTCTTGTGTTTTAGTTGGTGCTACAACACTATTTGTAATATTATCAATATCTTCAACAGTTAATCCAGCAGACAATAAAGCAAGACTTAATGATTGTGTTAATACATTATTCTTTTTTAAATTTATTAATAATCCACTTGGCATGCCAAATGTTTGTATAGAAGATAAATCAATTGCTTTGCCTAACGCAATACAATCTTGACCAAATATTTTTGTAGCTAGCGTTACACCAGCTATATCACCCGTCATCAAATCATCTGCGTTACTGAATGTACCTTTTAAAAATGTTTTGCTATTTTGCATAGCATTGATAGAAATATTTGAAAAATTTACAAAGCTATCACTAGATAAAAATGAGGATGTAAAGTCTTTATACTCTGGCATTCCTGAACCTGTAGGGACGCCGTTATAATTAAATTCATTCCAAGCTTGTAATGCCCAACATCTAATAAAGCCCCACTGTGTTACTGAATGATTGGGGTTAGACATTAAGTAAGGAATCCAAGATGCAAATTGTCCTTGTCCCGTATTACCTGATATAGGGTAAGTAGTTGTTGCTGGTGTGCCTGCTGCTGTCCATCTGCCTGAAGGATCAACTGCTTGATATGTTGGTGGTTTACTGTTACCCATTGATTCAAGTACGCCTTGACCAATAGTAATTAAATTATTGTATGTGCTTGTTGTCAGTGTTGCGGCTGATCCACCGGGACCTCTATTGTATCCATCGTGAATAGCCCATGTCAATAATCTCAGTACAGTACCTTGAACTAAACTACCAAAACTATATTCAGTATTGACACGGCTTGCACCCATATAGCCGGCGGCTACTGGATTAATGTGAAATCCTATATTTTGTAATACAGAACTGTTGACATTAACGCCTAACGGTGTTTGTTTTCCAGTAGATGCCATGATTTAGGGACAATAGATATTTTGACTGCCTTGGACTATTTTATGCCCACATGTATTACCAGATCCAACTCTTAACACAGGCACATTTTCACAAAACACAGTTGGGCTACCTTCTGTTGTTTTTGCAGCTTTATGCGGTGGATGGGGTCTGCCGAAAGGGGCATGAGGTGTGATATCACTTACATGCAATCCAACAGGAATACCATTAGCGAAGACAGTTCCTGCCCCTCTAATTATTCTACCTCCTGTTGTATTTTGATCACCCTTACGACTTAATTGTGGCATATTATCCCATTACGATTTTCTTTTCTGGTATTTGAATACCAGTTGTTGCTTGAATGTACTTAGTTTGAACATTATCTTCGGTAACTCCGTACATAGCAATACTGTTAGTATTTATCGTTATAATTTGGTCGGGATCTGCGGTGAACATACTGGGCACTAATCCCATGCCCTGTGCGCTTGGCGCAATACTAACAGGGTTTGATACTGTAATTGTATTACCTGTATTTTCTGATTGTACTTTGGCGACCATTTCTTCGCCACTGTTAAACTTTAATGTATATATTTTTCCTATTTCAAATTTCATTATGCTGCCTTTGCAAAGTGTTGTTTTAGTTCCTGAAATCCACCAATATATTGATCATTGATTAAAATTTGCGGTACTGTTCTAGCTGTTGGAATTGCTTCTAACAATTCTTCTTTTGTATATCCGTCACCAATTTTTCGTTCTTCAATTTCATATCCGTTTTGTGTTAATAATGCTTTAGCTTGGTCGCAAAAAGGACAATGATACTTACTCCATACTACTGCTTTCATGTTTTTCTCCTTTATTATAATTGTGGTAATTCGTCGTAATCTATAGCGTCTGACATGACACCAATGACATAATTGGTTGATTCGTTTTCTTGTAGGGCCGTTTGCTTTTTACTGGTGTCAGAATGCTTGTTAAACCAAGGTATCGGAGTAGTTTTAGGAGCATGCTCCCAATACTTTATGCCAATATCTTTAAGTGCGTTTACTGCTGTATAGTCTACAAAGTCTTTAAGAATATTTGCATTCAGACCAATCACAGGGCCTTTCTTAAACAAATAATCGGCCCATGCTTTTTCTTCGTTGATTACATCAGTATAAATTTGAATTACTTCTTGTTTACATTCTTCTGCAATCTTAGCAAAACGGCTATCTTCTTTTACAACTTGATTGATAAGATATGCTGTCCAGCCCTTATGTAGCAACTCGTCTTGTAAAATCAAACTGATAATGTTACCGTTACCAATAAAGATTTTGTTCTCAACCATTGCTAGACTTGTAGCAAATGATACCATAAATCTAAATGCTTCTAGTGCGTAACTGGCATGCAATGCAAGATAGATTGCTTTGATATGATAATCTTCTTCAACATACATGCCGGCTTCTTTATTACAATTTGCCTCATGCAACTTATCATAGTACTTGCCAACACTACTTGCCATGTCTATGATTTCTTTAGTGTCATGGATACTATTGAAAACATCCTTTGGCACATTATAAATGTTGCGAATGATGTGACTATAACTGCGACTGTGAATATTTGTTTCAAAGAATGTCCAGTTATAAACTAGTGCCTCTAATTCAGGTAAACTGATTACTGGGGTAAAGATTTGACTAGGACCACGACCTTGCAAACTGTCTAGTGCTGTTTGTCGTAATAGGTTGCTAGTAAAGATATGCTTAACTGCATCACTAGAATCTTTGAAATCATTTGCGTCTTTAGTTAAACTAATTTCTTCTGGGACCCAAAAGAAACCTCTTGCTGTTTTTTCAAAATCTGCAATTTTGTTATATTTGACTTCCTCAAATCTTTGGATGGTAACTGGACCCTGTGGATCAAGAAACATTTTTCTGTTTAAATAATCTGTCTTTGTGTGTAAGTTATATTGTTGTTTTGACATAGTTTCCTCAAAGTTTGCAAGCTAAACAATCATCTTCGTCGTTAAATTCTTCTATTGCTATTTGAGTAGGCAATTCTTCCTGCACTTTAGCACCTTGCTTATTAATCAAGCTATAATAGAAGGTTTTAAGACCGTAATAATGTGCCTGCATTAAGTTTTTAGCAATCAATGTAGTTGGTACTTTACGGTCTGAAAAATGCGCAGGGTTGTAGAAAGTATTGGTACTGATACTTTGATCAACATATGCTGCCAAAACAGCACTTGTCTTAAGATATCCTGCACAGTCTTTTTGTTCCCACATCAATTGATATTTGTTCTTTAGTTTATGATATTCTGGTACTACTTGAGTAAATGATCCTGCCTTACTTTCTTTTACCGAAATCAATGACATTGGCATTTCAATACCATTTGTACTGTTAATAACAACAGAACTAGACTCTACGGGAGCAATAGCCATCAGTGTTGCATTACGAACACCGTACTGTTTCATTTGTTCGCGTAACGGTTCCCAGTCTAATTCAGGAGTAAAGTTAGCCAATTCATTTACACCCTTCGCTCTAAGTTCCCAAGGGAACACACCTTGACCATATCGTGTTCTGTCACTATCAACACACTTGCCTCTTTCTTTGGCAAGTTCAACTGTAGCTTCTGTTAAGTAGAATGCCTGATGTTCCATCCAAGATTTAACTTCTTGTAATGCATCTTTCTCGCCATACTTAAGACTACGCTTTGCATGCCAATAAGCAAGATTGGTTACACCAATGCCTAATGGCTGAATTTCGTCGTTGCTTAGTTTGGACTGTATGCTAAGAAAATCTTGGTAATCCAATATATTGCAAAGGCTGCGCTGTAAAATGCGGCAAGCTCTACGCATATCTTCGGGATTTCTAAAAGCACCCCAGTTGATTGAGCCCAAAGTACAAAGAGCGATGCGCCCAGCATCATCGTCAAGACGCTTAAAAGGCTTAGTAGGTAAAAGTATTTCACAGCATAAATTTGATTGATAGATTGTATGATACTCGGGATCAAATGGACCTTGATTCATTACATTGTCAATGAACACAAGATAGATTCTACCTGTATCAGTTCTTTCCTTTAGTATACCACTCTTAAAAACTTCTTCGGCTGACATAGTTTTCTTACGCAAGCCTTTTTGTTTTTCATACTTTACATAAAGTTCTTCAAACTTTTCAGTGTTTGAATAGAATGCTTCATACAAATCAGGTACTTCATTAGGATCAAAGAATGTTATGTTTTCTTTGTTCTTAAATCGTCTCCAGAAGAAAGCTGACAACACAACCCCATAATCCATATGACGGACTCGGGTTTCTTCTGTTCCTTGGTTGTTCTTAAGGACAATAAGATCATCAAACTGATGATGCCAAATAGGATAAAAAACTGTAGCACTTGCATTGCGAATTCCTCCTTGACTGCAACTACGCAGGTCGCCAAACCATTTCTTCAAGAAAGGGATCATGCCTGTGTGCATAATCTCGCCACCACGAATAGGAGAACCAAGAGGCCTCAAACGACCAATTTCTAAACCGATGCCAGCACGCTTGCTAGCATACTTAGCCATCATTTCACCCGAAGCAAATATACTATCCAAATCATCGTCACTACGAATAAGGACACATGAACTAAACTGCTTGGTCGGTGTGCCAAGGCCAGCGAGGACAGGAGTAGCAAGAGTAAACAAACCATCCGAAGCAGCATTATAATACTCCTTAATGTAACGCATTCTTGCGTTATTAGGTTCTTCTTTATGGAAAACTGTTGCGGCTGCAACCATATAGCGAACCTGAGGTGTCTCATATGTTTGTTTTGTTGAACGGTTTCTTACTAGATATTTTTCAATCAATTGTTCAATGGCGGCATAACTGTAAAGTTCATCTTTACTATGATCAATGAACGAATCCATTTTATCCCAGTCATCTTCAGAATACCAGGATAACAATTCAGGAGTGTACAATCCTACTTCAATATTTCTTTTGACAATTTCATATAGTTTCGGGGGATTGTAATCACCGTATACATCTTTGCGAAGCATACTAAGGCGTTGTTTACCCGCAGCATATTGATAATTGGTATGACCAACGTCAGGATTGCTTTCTACATCAATTAAATCAACTACGGCGCGAAGTGTGATTTCATCAATTTCGCGTGTTGTAATTCCATCATAAAAGTGTGGCTGTGCTTTGATTTCTATCATAGACTGACTTATATCAGCTATTCCACTACATATTTTTTGTATTTGATTTTGCCATTTTTCTAAGGTTAAAGGTTCTTTTTGTCCAGATCGTTTGGTAACGTATATTTTCATATTTGACCTATTTTTTTAATTATGGGTGTTAAGTTGTGACGTTTTGTGATTTTGAAATCTTGTAGACAGTTATTTACTACCGTATTGGGCCAGTAATTCATTATATATTTTGCGTGGTCTACTATGACTAATACCACATCTTCATTATTATCGTCTTTTGCGTCAACAAAGTCAATATCATTAATGCCCAATAGCATTAGTGTATAAATCATGCCCAAACTTCTTGAATAGACACAATATTCATTGTCACTAATTAATTCCCATGGGTCAGGCCATTCATGGATGTAGTCAGTATGCAAGTAATGATTTACTAGGGGTACGGCTTGCCAAAATTTATCTATTTCTATACACTTTGTTTTAGTGTCAGAATTTTCTAAATCTATTCTAAGTTGATGCCAATGTTTTAATCTTTGTTCGTAATTTAATTGAAATATATTCACTGTGTATTTACTAATATAGTATTACGATCAAGTTTTAATTATTGATAGATAGGATTACTTACCGGTGCTGTAAAGTTTGCAGTGTAACGGGCACTCTTTGTGATCTGAAAGTTATCAAGATAGCCATTGTATTTTAATGTTGTAGTGGCTGCTCTATTATCAATCGTCGTGCCAATTGTAAAAGTTCCGTCAGAA